ATGTGTAAGCGTGTATATACAGTTGATGATGCAGCACTTCTTCTTAAGCAAGCATTTGAAATAGAAGATAGTACTAAACGGATTTCAATTAACATGAGAAGAGTACTTGATGGTGTTGAGGATACAGAGGATCTACATATGTGTGTGCATCATATGACAGAAAAAGAATTAAACACTGTAGGTCAACTTTTTCTTTATTCAATGTTTGAGGCGTATCCAGATACGCACATACGGGATCAATACTATGATTGTTCACGAGATAAACAGCGGTTATCGTTTGGTTATGTTGCAGGCTATTTTAGCTTTATGGTTAATAACTATATTTTTGGGCTTGGTTGATAATTTCACCAAACAAACTTCGCCTTCTCAATTCAAAATGTTATGTCATTTGGAACCATTCTACATCTATATATGCTAAATATATGAAAGGGATTTAGTATTAAGTACTATTTTTCAGAAGTTGATAAATAAGTATAGAGATACAATAAGTTATATCTGAAACGTTTTTGAAACGTAACCTATACTAATAGGTGGCAGTAGTACAGATGTATCCTCCAAAATTGAAAAGATGAATATACCCCAGTGCAAGGCTGGGGGTATTTTTACGCTCAAAAGCTGGAATTAAGAAATCAAAATAACAAGAGGTAATCATGAGAGATAAGAAAACAGGGATAGTAACAGTCCGTTTAACAGAGTTACAAATGCAGTATTTACAAGGTTTAGTTGATAGTGGTGTTACACCAAAAGGTTTACCCGCAGCTATACAACACATTATAAATCAGGTGATTATATTAGGGAAGTAGTACTCATAGTACTAAATCTAAATATTTAAATCGGATTCAGTAATTATTCACAGTGAAGAGAATAGGTTTACTGCATCCAAAATACGTACTGATACTTATTTCGAATAAGTACCAGTACTTCAATAAAGCCGGAAGTGAATCCGGTACTATTAAAACAAGGAAGTGTTGTTATGAACAAAAATAGTAAAAAACTCGTATGTGGTGTTGGTGATAATGATGTGAAATATTCAACTGTAAAAGGTACGCCTGTATATGAAGCATATAGGGCATGGAAAAATATGTTAAATCGTGCTTATTCTGGTAATTTCCCAGCTTATTGTGGTACAGATGTCAGTGATGATTGGAAATTATTATCAAAGTTTGCTGCTATTTATTTATTGAATTGTGATGATGGTTATGAACTTGATAAAGATATCTTAGTTACTGGTAATAAGCAGTACGGTCCAGATACATGTAGATATGTACCTAACTATGTGAATATGTTATTGGTTGACAGGGCTGCATCACGTGGCAGTTTACCAATAGGGGTTAGTATCAAAGGTAATAGATATCAAAGTCAATGTAATCAATTACAAAACAATGGTAAATCAAAAAAGGTGAGTTTCGGTACATTTGATGCTCCAGAGAAAGCACATCAAGCCTGGCAAAACGGTAAGATCACTGCAATCGAGCGAGTAATTAAAAAGTACAAAACAGAACCAAATCCATTACCTGAGATAATTGATGCATTGAATCAACGTATTCAAGTACTGAAAGATGACATTCAAGCAGGTGCAATAACAATTAAACTGTAAGAAAAAAGTATCAGAATTTACGGTTCTGGTACTTTCCATCAAACAAATTAAATATAGAGGCAATGACCTGTAGTGGGTGGAATCGCTATAGTGCTCAATTAATTAACATTTGTACAGGAGTATTTATTATGACAAAAAAGAAAGAGCCTCATGAACTAAAGAAACGCGGAAGAAAAGAAGCGGTACATCAGAATAATGACCTACGTAGTCACTTGGCAGGGGTTAAAAATCTAAATCAGTTAACAAGTGCTGCACAAAACATTATCAAGGAACGTATAGATGCTATGACAAAATCAAAACGCTCTAAGAAAGGTATGGTGAAAAAGAACATACTTTTATTATTAACAATGATGGGTGACATTAGCGTAGCTAAAACAAAAGCAATACTTGATACAAGTGAACTCTTCGAAGGGGATGATTATTCTAAATCGAGGGTGAATGATTACAAGATAGTACTGACAGGTGTATCAAAAGATCTATGGGCGATGTATGTTAATGGTGCACCTATTAGAACAGATGATCCACGAGGTGGTGAGTACCTTACTGGTGAAGAGTTATACAGTCTCACTCGCCTTATTGAAAGTAACCCCACTAAAAAACAACTCTTAGATTTTATCAAAAAAATTTACCCCTCCTGAATTAGTGCGATAATGGGGTACTAATTAGGGTTCCATCGTACTAATTCAGGTTAATTCCGGTTTATGCAGGGTTTAATAGCCTGAAAAACATCAAAATATGACTTTTTATGCGATTTTTCGCTCATTTTATGTACTTTCCCGAATTAGTACCCCTTATATTAATATTAATTGGTTTTAATAATGTCTTACTGATATTCAGTCTCTGAAGAGACTAACTTCGCTTCGCTCGTCAGTCTCTTAAAAAACCAAATATTAGATCGTAACGTTGCGTTTTTCTCGCGGTACTCGAAAAGACGCAAGGCGTTACTTCTCGCTTTCGCTCGGTCAAAGAGAAGTACAGAACAAGTGATTGGTGAAAAGATTGCACCTTTTTGATAAAGAATTTTAAGGAAGTAGGAAAGATGCAGCCGAACGGCTGATCTTGCTTCGATATTATATTATTGATTGATTTTTATATGAAATTAATAGACATGTATATTACGGCAGAAACGGAATGGAACATGAGATTAAAGGCAAACAAATTTCGTTGCTATCGCAAACAATTCATTCGCGTCTAAAATTTTCTCCATAACAAATGGACGTACTAAATAAATCAATTGAAAATTTTTTATTTAGTACATCTAAAATTACTTGATTGAGTCAGAGCCAAGTTAATAATTATTCTTGTAATTCTTTTTGTAATCTATTCCATAAAGGTTTGAGTTGCTTTCTGATTGTTTTAGAATTCATGATTCTTGCGGCTCTGTAGCCATATGTTAGAAAGTTCCTCTTACCAACATGAGCATAACGAGCATAAATTTTTTCTTTATATAATTCTTTGCTCTCCAAGCCCTTGTTAATACGTATTTTGTTGCCAGCGTTCATTGTGGCTTTAGCGAGTTTTACACCTCTTTTCATTCGATCTGAATATCTTGAAAGAGAAGATGAACGCAAATATATATTATTTCCGTCAAATAGGAAGCCTAAATATTGCAATGGCTTATCACAAGTGATTTTTTGGGAGGTTAAAGTAAAGTCCCGTATTTCAGTTTTATCAGTGTTTAGAAAAACTTTGAGTATATTAAGTCTTTTATTAGCTTCGCCAGCAACATTGTTTTTTTCATGCGTTGGCACAATGAAAAGCATATCATCGCAATACCGATAATATTCCCCACCGATGTTTTCTACGTATTGCTTCATATCAATATCAAAATTCAGCATGTAAATATTTGATAATAATGCACTTATGGGGGAACCTTGAGGGATGCCGCGTCCAGATTTATTTGGGATTATTAAACCGCTTTTCCTTACCTTTGAACGAAAATCTTGAGGTGAACATATTCTTTTCCTATTATATTTTGGATTATGCTTTGATATATTAAGTAGCTTATAAACTTGTTCTTTATCAACTTTAGAGTATCTGGTAATGCTTTTATAAACAGCATAATGATCATTAGGAAGAGTTTCAGTTCCGAGTAATTTGCACCATGCGTCTTTCAAAAGACTATGATCAAGAGTGTCAAAAAATTTGGATAAATCCAAGGCTACAGCACTGCAATTTTTTCGTTTTCTTATTTCTTCAAATGCATCAAAAGCAAATTCAATATTGCTTTTGTATAACTTCCTAAAAGCTAATATATTTCTGTCAATACCCTGATTTTTGAGCTGGATTTCATATAGGCTCTCTAAAGTTGCGGCATAATACGCGAATATATGACTATCAATGTGTGAAGAATAAGCTATTTCTCTCGTTTTACCATTTTTCTGCAATGTGCCACTAATCGGATCTTTCTTTATCTTAAAGCTCTTAGCAGTAAAATTGATAAATGGGTAAAAGGAATGAGAAGCGACAAAAGTAGGGTTAGATACAATATCTAAGGCGTGTGGTAGCGATAATGGAATATCAAAATGCAAGTATCCACGCTGTTTATACCAAGGGTGTTCTGGATATTTCATTTTATATACTCGAGAGTTTGTGAAACCGGGGCATGATTGAACTGCGGTCATTCAACTACCATTGCCCCGGCTTAACAAATTGGTTCTTCCAACCTTCTCATGCAGGTAAATTTTCAAATTCACAAGCATTTCACCGCAAATTGTTAGAAACACTGTATAATGTAATCGGCGTGTTGGAGTCAGTTATGAGCATCGTCCACCTGTTCGTCAGCCTCTGGGCGGTGTACCGTGAAGGTCACTGTCCCGGAGTTGACAACCTGTACATCACCCCTACGTCTATACGTAGGGCATGGAATTTATATCACCTATATAGCCTTTAACGCAAGCCTCAAATGAACCATAACGCTGATTTGGATAATGCACATAACGGTAACCTTGAAGTTGATCTCATTAGACGTGAATTGCCTAACCACTTAGTGACCTATGCTAAGGACAAATGCAGGGGTTACCTTTTCAGGTCAAACGAGAACTGGTAGAAAAAACGTTCGTTTTGTACTGGGGGAGCGGTTCAATGGTGATGTGTTATAAATAATACTTTATAATAAGGTTTATAGTTATTTTAATGTAAAGAGATCATCAAATTTAATACTTTTAAATTTTGTATAATCATCGTCAAATTGCTGGAATGCTATTGTTGCATCACTCATAAAAATAGTAAGGTTTCCTCGTAATTGATTGTATCCGTCACTTTCTACAAGGCGATATTCAATACAAAGGGCTGCAACATTGAAGCAGGAAACCATATGGCTAAAGTACGAGTCCATATTATTAAGGGTGCTTTTAATCAGTTCTTTATATTTTGAGTTAAGATTCCATCTTTCAAGCAACTCGAACTGATGGTACATATTCCTTATTTCCTCTTTTTTATCACTATAGAGTTTCTTTAGTTCGTAATAATGAAATTCTCTATCTTCGCTCGCTATATCACTACCGTCTTCAACTGCACCAAAATAACCTGAAATGTAAAGTAGTTGCATTCTGTTAAGATCAATCCATCTGTAGTGATTGTCGATTAACGATATTAATATTTCAGCTTTATCAAAACCTACTGTATGGGTTCGTAGTTTTAACCATTTTTTGGCACTGTAGGCGGCATAAACCGCAGCACCTGCCATCAGAGCGTTTGACAATGCACTTATCCAGTCAGTAACCATCTTTCCGCCATCGTTGAACACGGCTTTAAGTAAGGTCAACGTCCCAACAATGCATAAGGCACTTACCGAACCAATTAGAATTTTATTAGTTTTATTCACTGATAATCCATCTATTCTGTAATTGAAATCTGTGAGTACTTAACGGTACACTATGATTCCCCTGTTCAGTACCGTCCGTCAATTCGGGGTTTGTTACCTGGTGCTGTTCAGGGGTTTTCTCTGGGTTCTTACTTTGCGAACAATTCATTGTATGGTCTTTTAAATATGCTATGACTTTTGATGATCTTTAGATAGGAATCCTTTAACAATAACTGAAAATTAGACACTTCATCAGGCGTAGGATTATTTTTGGATAGTTTAAAACTGTGAGCGGAATGTAAACTATCAAACATTTCAGTATGATATTTCAGTAAATTTTTAAATTCATCCATATCATGGGGGCATAGATCCCATAGTGACATCATTTTTATTTTTTCTTTGAGCATTAGAGTATTAGTCATATGTTGTTTAGATTTGTCTACAACCGATTTGCTATTCGCAGTGAATGTATCAGAATCATTTTTGTCTAATTCTAAAAAAACCCACATATCAATGTATAGACATAATGCTTGTTGTTGTAATGCACAAAATTCATCGATTATTTCATCAGCAAACTTGAATTTCCTATCCGTCAATTTTGGAGCTAACCAATCTGGTACTTTACGATACACAATCCATGCAACATAAAATGTACCGACAGTTGCGACAGCACTTAACGCCGCCCACCAGTCAGCAGCTTTAAAATCTACTTTACTACCTTGTACCAGTACCATCACACCAGTAAGCAACAGCATTCCTACTATACTAAGTAGAAGTATGTTAATAACCTTTAGTACACGATCCATTGTTAATCCTGTAAAACATAAATGAATCTACGGGGTATAGAACAGCCCTGAACAATACTTGTCATCATCAATACTGTTCAGGGTAAGCATATTAGAATTTTAAGTTATCTATGGTTGAGTGATAACTTTGATCTTCATATTTTATCTCTTCAAATTTCATATTAACTTTTTCGAAGCGACCCTTCAAATCATCTACAAAAGATTGTAACTCATTAATAGGGCAATAAAAATTAAGTAAATGTAACTCTTTATTCTTAAATTGGCAATTGGTCACGTTGTAACTCATGTATCCATTACTTCTATAAGTCTCTGCCCATTCTTCCGTGGGAGTTTCTGATAATGTAAAAATCATTAATTTAAAAGTTTCATTTTCTTTATCGTATACAGATTTGTTTTTATCGAATCCAGTAATAACTATTTTATCGTTTGTCATTGTTAGCAACCTTGTATGAATAACCCATCGAGCATTTTCGTTATAACCTGCTAACTATCCTACAACAACTATCAAGTACTTGATATCCCTCTCAGAATGGAAGTTCACCCTGATCACAAAACCAATCATCATCGTGTACTTCATGCATACGCCGAACCGCATTCAGGTATGTCAGACCGTCAAGTACTCTATCTAACGGTCCGTCATAGAGCAGTGCAAAGCAATCCCTTTCGATAACACCCAGCCAGTACTGCCCGTACTGATTCTGGAAGAACACACGATCACCAATATGGTAATCCTTTAACGACGACCCCCAGTAACACACAGTAGCCCAGTACCCCAGATGCACGAACCGCTGCACTCCACTGGTTATCGATGGATCGTACCCATCCTTGTTACCCATAATGCAATCCTCAGTAACTGTATATGCATACAGTATTGCAGTTACGTTAAACATATGTAAAGTCTTTGGTAGAAATTTGTTGAGGCCAAACCAGATGAGAAGCATTAGTTATGTAATCAGTTCAATTGCATGTGAAACCCAACTCTACGAGTCAATGGGTATAGAGGAACTAACTAAACGAACTAATGCATCATTATCAATGATATCTAAATTCGAAAAGGGAGAAATTAAACCAAATTCGTTAGAGTTAGGTAGTGCGTGTTGTCTACTTATATCCTTGTCAGAGGAATACGCTAATCACCAACATTGGAAAACGATTGAAAGACTGTACGCTGGTGTTAAGCCAGAGTCAGTAAGAGTGGAAGTACTATTATTAAGAGATGACTATATTAAAGATAAAGTAAAAAGCTGACTTCTTAATAGCATTATCTATGAAGCAAGTCATGTTCTTCTATTGGTAAGTGTAGGGGAGATTTAGTAAGTATAACTTATTCAAATCAAACTGGAAATAGACCATAACAATAAATCAGGAATAGAATGCAAAATGTACTAAATGCAGCTCGTGTAATCGCAGACGACACACGGTCATTTGAAGCATTGTCTGATGAAGATAGTATCTGTTTAACACACAAAGCATTAGATCTAATTTTGAAATTTGAGCAAGGATCGAAAGAAACAACCGCATTCGATTTGGGGAAGGCATGTTGCCTATTGATGACAGTGTTAAAAGACTTTATGAATGTTGAGTACTGGCAAACAGTAGAGGAGCTTTATTCCGGCGTTAACCATACATTTTACAAAGATGAAATCGTAGCAATTCGTGATTACTATTTAGAACACCTTATAGAACAACCTGTATCGCATTCTGCACATTGTTAATCAGTACAACGCAGGGATGCGTTTAATTCATTATAACTTCATACAGAGCGATACACGCACGTTAAAAAGGTACTCGGCAGGTAGTCACTACCGGGAGTGTTCGGCAGGCCGATCGCGTTCGACTGTGTACATTTTTTTAACGTTCGCGTACCGCCACTGATAAATACCAGTACAAGCAATCAAGTACTGGAGAAATCAGAATGGCAATTAACAAATATGAATACGGCAGGCGGTACGGTGTAAACGAAAGTACTGTCAGGGGATGGATTGATCGCGGTATGCCAGATACCGATGCAGAAGCGACCGCCTGGATTGTAGAAAATGTACTTAAACCTCTCAGGGATACCGATACCAAAGAGCAGATTGAAAAGGCCAGATTACGTAAGTTAATCGCAGAAGCAGAGCAGGCCGAAACAGAATTAGACCGACAACGTGAACTACTTTTACCCGCCGATGAAGTACAAAAAGAACTAACCCAATTCTTTAAAACCTTCCGTGATTACTTCCGTACTTTACCTAACAAAATACAGCACGAAGTATTTGAACAACAGTCAGCTCTAAAAGTTAAGCGAGTACTACAACAACGGATTGATGAGTTACTAACTGAAATTGGAGATATGAAGTACGAAGTAACGGATGAACAAGGCAAGCAAGGAACGGATACCGAAGATGAAAACAAGCAAGATAATGAAAGTACTTAAACGTGCTATCAAGATATTAAAACCGCCTCAGAAATATAAACCCTCAGAATGGGCAGAAAAACATTTAGTACTACCAGATGGAGCCGCAGCCGGACAGAAGTTAAAGCTATATTCCTTCCAGAAAGAAATGTTAGATATTATCGATGATGATCGATACCGCAAAGTTGTGTATAAAACCAGTGCTCAAATCGCCAAAACTACACTACTTAATAGTGCTCTATTTTACTGGATGGCTACTGATCCCAGCAATGTAGGCATCGCACAGAGTTCATTATCAGAGCTAAAACAATGGAAATCAGCAAAGATTGATAAAACTATTGAAGCAGTACCAGTACTATCAGAATTAGTTACAGACAAGAACGACAAGACCAAAGCAAATAACCAGCAACAAACTGAATTAAAAGATGGTACTTTTTTGTATTTCATGACACTTGGATCGCCTAAAGCCCTTAGAGGGAAAACAATCCGTTATGTCATTTTGGATGAAATTTCTGGGTGTGATCAGCACAGTACAGAAGGTAATCCGGTACGTCTTGCAGAACAACGTGCAACTGATTTCGGACAGGAAGCAAAAATATTAATTTCAAGTACTCCAACATTTTCAGGTGATGCTATTGATGTTGAGTATCAGAACAGTGATCAGCGTGAGTACTTTGTTAAGTGTTACCACTGCCAACATGAGCATACATTGAAATGGGAGAATGTACGCTTTGAGTGGAAAAAGAACGGCAAGCGTAGTATCCCAGATTCAAGTACCGCAAAGTTATATTGTCCAGAATGCGATAATGAAATAACCGAATCACAGCGTATTAAGATGGTATCTGGTGGACGCTGGATAGCTCAGAATCCAGAAGTAACAGATACAGCAGGATTTTATATTAATCGCCTGTACAGCCCTAACAGTACTATTCAGGCTATTGCCAAAGAATTCGAATTAGCGTGGTACGAATATAACTATCAGTCATTCTATAATACCGTTTTAGGTTTACATTATTCAGACCTACAAGAAGATATCGATGATTTAGCATTAGAGAATTTACGTGATGATACTTTTGATTTACATAATATACCTGATGATTGTCTCGCTTTGGTATCTGGTGCAGATCAGCAGCTTGATAGGATTGAGATTACAGTATTAGGATTTAACGAAACAGAAGTATATGTACTGGGTCATCGAATATTCTACAGTCCTAACTGTGAGATCAAAGGAGCCAAAGCCTATAACGACCTTGCAGCATTCTGTAATCAACGTTTCAAAACAGTATCCGGGCGAGAAGTGCCAAATCTTAAGGTGGGGCTTGATGGCGGCAACGGTAGAGCGATGCACACGATACATAGTTTCTGTCAGCAGTATAAGAAGTTTGAAATGATCAAAGGTTCATCCAGTACTACAGGTGACTTGTTTAAACGCAGTACTACCGATGGTAGGCAGTTCTACATGCTGAACGTACATGAGTGCAAATCGTGGGTACGCAGTCTGTTAAATAACGCCGTAGCAAGTAAAACAGACGCACCGTTAACGATACGTTTTGCACACGATCTACCTGATGACTACTTTGATCAACTCACTTCTGAGAACTTAGAACGTACTGGTACAGGTGTTAGATGGAAACAAATTACAGGCCGCAGGAACGAGGCGTTAGATACATTGGTCTATTCATTATGCATGATGAAACTGGCACTCAGTAAATTAGGTGGTCAACCGTTTAAGAAATTACGAGAGTACCGAAGTACTAAAAGACAAGAAATAGAACCAGATAATACACCTACCGAACAGCCTACCGAAACCAGAAATAAAAGTACTAAATATACTAAACCAGTAAACAAAACCAGCATTGGTAAATCATGGTTCGGATAGGGATAAATAAAAATGAAAGAAACAATTTATATCGGTGAAGTACTCAATGAAGTACTACAGCCAAACATGACAATTAAAATCGGGAATAGTACTAATACGTTATTCACACACAGCACACAGGATGAAACTGAATCAGTAGCTATTGATACCTCAGAATGGCAATCAGGCTATTACTCAGTTGTATATAACAACAATGGTGAACTAACGATTAGTACTGTAACCGTCATTGATCCAATGGCACAAACAGACCGATTAACAGAACTGCAAACACAATTAGATGATATTAATAAGATTATTACTGCACGTATTAACGGTGATACTCATACGTTAACCATCAATAATAAGACCTTAATGAAAGAAGATCTTAATACATTGGTTAATTTGAAAAGCAATATCACTAAACAGGTAAATGACCTGAAACGTAAACTAACTAAAGGCAATACAGGCTTTTTCAAAAGTACTATTCATTGCCGCTAATAACAGGAGATCACAAGGATGTGGCCTTTTAATAAACGGCAAATAGAACAACAGCCTGAACTACCGAAGAAACAACCCCATCAGGCACGTAGACATCAAGTACCTAATACAGATTTTAAAGCTAATACACGTTCACTAACCGGATTACCTAACAAGATTTTAGGATCATACGGTACTGGCTTACAGAACGTGAATATCAATTCAGTACTACGGCAGTCATTAACCGGGTTACGTGATGCCAGTAGATCACTTGTATTACAGAATCCGTATGCACGTCAGTACGTGAACCTATCAGCGGGTACTGTAGCTGGTGCAGATGGTATCACCGTTCGACCTTCACCGATTGGCCTCGATGGTAGTACTGATCATGTACTGGCGGATCAGCTTGATAAGCTGTTCTATCAATGGGCATCAGATGCAAACCGTTTCAGTGCAGACGGTACTATCAGCTTTGATACCTTTCAGGCTCTGGCTGAAAGGACAAGAGCTACAGATGGTGAATGCTATGTTCGACTACATAACGATGGGGATGAACTACAGGTATCTATCATCGATGCCGCACGCATCCCCAGTACTAAGAACGAACTTCTAAAAGATGGATCATTTATTAGTAACGGCATCGAACGCGACAAGAACGGTAGAGTACTGGCCTATCACGTTGCAGACGTTCACCCGTTGAACTACTCAATACAGACGAACAGTACTCAACGTGTACCAGCCAGTGAAGTACTTCATTATTTCATACCAGAATTTCCAGGGCAGGAAAGGGGATTCCCTGATTGTATCGCTGTAATCAAAACTCTTGATGATTTTAACTCATACAACGAAGCGACAATAGTACAGAAGAAGATCGCCAGTTCTGCTATGGGTTTTATTACTAACACAAATAGCAATCATGAAGAACTATTAGACGGTGAAAATCCTGAACGTGAATTTGTTGAGTACTTTGAACCGGGCAGTATCAAAGAATTAGCACCAGGGCAACAAATACAAACTCTGAACCCTACAGCAGGTACAGATAAGATCACAGAGTTCTATGACGCTTGTTTAACTACTATCAGTACTGGTCTGGGTATTCCGAAACAATCACTGATTTCTGATACCAGTTCTGCAAGTTATTCAGCAAGTAAATTAGCTGATCGTATGTCACGTGAAGGATTTAAAACACGTTCTAATCTATTAATCAGTAAAGTACTTAAACCTATCTACCGTGAATTTATTAAACGGGTCATGGTATCTGAACTTAATAATCTAAGTTTCACTAATTTTGAAAATATCTCTAATTGTACCTTTATTACGTTGAAACAAGTTTCATTAGATCCGGTTAAAGATGCACAGTACGAGCAAATACTATTAGATATGGGCGTTAAATCAAGATCTCAAATTATACGAGATTTTTTAGGAATGGAGCCACAACACGTATTTGAAGAACTCAAACGAGAAGCGGAGATAAATAAAACAGAAGATACAAACGAACAAGGAAGTTCAAATAATGAAATTCAACAAAAATCAGAAACGGGAGATGACGTTAACGAGTGACGTACTTTCCGATACAGACAATCGTACTGTATCCCTTGCATTCAGTTCTGAAAATCCAGTTGTACGTACTATCGGTGGTCAGGAATATAACGAAATCCTTCTACATAACCCTGAAAATGTTAATTTAGAACGTCTGCAAAACAAAGCCGCATTACTTTTTAATCATGATTTTGATAACCATATCGGTGTAATTGAATCTGCCAGTATCGATTCTGATCATGTAGGCCGTGCATTGGTACGTTTTAGCTCAGTCGGTATTGGTGCTGAAAAGTTTGAAATGGTACGTGAAGGTACTTTAAGCAAAGTTTCAGTTGGTTATTCCATCCTCGATTATCGAATTGAAGGTGACAACCTTCTTATTACTCAATGGGAACCCTACGAAATTAGCATGGTATCAGTACCAGCAGATGATTTTGTAGGTGTAGGCCGTTCACTTGAACAGGATGAAGAGGAACCAGTAAATGAATCAGAACCCGATCAAACAGCTACTGAAAGTACTGATGTTGGTACTGAATCTACTACCGAAGAAATTCAAGTTGCCGAAGAAGCCGAAGAAGTAGAACAAGAACCGGAAGAAGTACCCGAAACAGATTCAATAAATAATACAGAACAATCAGATTCAAGTACCGATTCTAATTCTGAACCAGAACAGGAAGTTCAACCAGAAGAAGAACCGAAAGATGAATTTGAGGAAGAAACACGAATTGCAGAATTAAAGGCAATTTCTCGTACTTTCAATATTAACGCTGAAATTACTAATTCAGCAATCAGTACTGGCTTAAGCATTGACGCTTTTAAACGCCAGGTAATGAAAAAACAAACTATCAAGGAAGATAAAAAAATGGAATTTTCTCTTAATTCTCTAATCCGTGGCATGTTAGATGGTGAAGTAAAAGCAGATGGTAAACGCGGTGTTGTTATTAAAAATACCGATTTCGTTCGTGCTGGTGTTAATACTACCAATGCAAAAGATGTAATTCACACTGATGTACTCTACGGTTCATTCATTGACGTTCTACGTGCTGAATCAGTACTAAAGAATTTCCCAGTACAAATGTATACCGGGCTTAGCTCAGAAATTGCACTGCCAAAATTATCTGGTTCTTTCACTTCTGCTTTCGGTTTTATTTCTGAAAACGGTGTATCGCCAGAAGTAGATGCTAATTTCGAATCAGTACTAATGAAGCCGAAAACATTCACTGGTTCAGTACCACTATCCCGTTCAGTAGTTAAATCTTGTCCTCAGATTGAACAGATCGTTACTCAGGCTATTGTTGCAGGTTCCGCTGAACGTCTTGAAACCCTAATCATGCAAGGTATCGTTACAGCAGCACAGGCCGCAGGTAAAGTACAAACCGTTGACGCATACGATTATGCAACTATCGTTGCCGCTCAGGGTGAGTTAGGTGATGAAGGTGTACCGTTCAGCTCTATTAGTGCTGTTATGTCACCATCTACTAAGGCAACTCTACGTGCAACCCTACGTGGTACTAATACCGCAGCAGTGTATCTATTCGATGATGGTGATCTATGTGGTGTACCTGCTTACGATTCTAAAGTACTTGCTGGTCAGGACTTCATCATTCTCGGTGATATGTCGAAGATCGCTATCGGTCAGTGGGGAGATGCACTTGAATTAGATCTGGATGATACCACTAACCGTAATCGTGGTTCTGTTATTGCACGTGTATGGGCAGATATTGATTTTGTACTTACCAATCCAGAAGCATTCCGTGTAATTAAACTGGCTTAATATTATGAGAACATTCCAATCAAATGATATGGATGTTCTGCTTAATAGTTTTGGTGAACCTTTAGTACTTAATAATGGCAGTACTATTACTGCCATGTTTGAGCAATTAGAAGTTGATATAGCAACAACAGAAGGTTTAATTAAAACCACAGAAAATTATTTTACATGCCGCCGTGATCAAATCACCTATGATGATTCTTTTATACTGAATAATGTTCAGTACGAGATTTATAACATCATTGATGATCTGTCAGGCATATGTAACGTTTATTACAGAGAGGTCTGATTACATGAATATTTCAATAATTAAAAATCATGTGTCAGACCTTTTTGTTTCTGTAGGTCTTAAAGTACGCAAAGCTACCAAAACAAATATTCAGACATCCAGTGATTACATTCTGATGATCAGCAATGTAACCGAACAATACGAACAACTTGAATACAGTAACCATCATTCTGTCATATTAACGATGGATGTATTAGTTACATCGCAGACTGAATCAAAAGCACAATCAACAATGGGTAAAGTACGGGAAGTACTATTCAATCCTGATTTAATCACGGGGCTATTAGATAAAGGGATAAATGTTAGTACTGTTAAATTACTTTCAGTAGTCGATGATAACGATCCAGATACAGCCATAAATACCATTATGACAACGTGCCAGATTACTTATATTGCACGTCAACCTAATGGAGAATAATAAAAATGGCAGGGATAATGCTTGGCAACAGGACGTTGCTATCTTACTGTATTGATGTGAATAACACCCAACCTACAGCACAATTTATTAACATCGATAATCTGGCGTCGTTTCCAGAGGTCAAAATTAACAGTACTAATCAGACCATCGAAACATATGATCAGGAATATACCTCCATCATATCTGGTGGATTGAAAATTAATAACATCAGCATTGTTGTACATTATGAGCCAACTAATATAGGTCATATGTTCCTCAGTAACGCTTATAGTACTAACAGAGTTTTTCAACTGAAATTTTCTTTGTATGAAAGTGAAACAAGTTTTCGCCAACATTATATCATTCTAAATGGTCGTATTACTGCCTGGAAAGATGATGCAGACGTTAATAAGGTTTATGGACGTACCTGGACATTCACACCAGATGCAATCGTAAGACAAGGCTCGATAGATGAACCGCCAGTACTATATACGGGCAATTTTGGTGTAGGTTCTGATGGTATAACAGTACCACATTATGAAGCCGATCCTACTGGTAACGCATTCATCAAAGTACCCGCTACCCGTACCGATAACCCTATCGGTGTTGATCTCCTGGGTGTTGGTCTGGTGGATGGTGGCGGTATTAGCAAAGCACAGATAGTACTATCAGAATCCAGTACGCCACGGATGTACATCAAGAACACGGATAGTAATGCATGGGATCAAGTCTACAGTACCGCTAACAAGCCAGTACTTAACGCGGGTACGACACAAGGCATTACAGGGATCTTACCCGTTGCAAATGGTGGTACTGGTAGTTCTGTAGCGGCTACAGCACTTAGTAACTTAGGTGGACTTGCCAAAACCGGCGGCACACTTACCGGAGCAGTCACAGGTACGGCGTTAACCCTATCCAGTACTCTATCTGTTACTGGTGTAGCGACAGTTAACAATACGATTAACCAGGATGGTGTAGCGGCAGCTATTTACGGCCATACCTCACTATCAGCAGCCGCAGCAGGTACTAAAAGTTATCTGCGTAAAATGCGTGGTGGTACTGGTGATGTAATCTTTCATGAAACCGTACAGTCAGGTAACTACCGCCTTGCTACCGGGGCAAGTACAGACAGCAGTGATGCACTGACATTATCCAGTACGGGCAATCTAACAATTACTGGTGCTTTCACAGCTACCGGGGCAACGTTCAGTACAGCATTGCCGATTAGCTCAGGTGGTACAGGTGCGAATACCGCAGCGGGTGGCCTTGCAGCATTGGGCGGTGTATCTCAACTAACTACGGTGAATGGTAAGCCTCTATCGGGGAATATTGTATTAGCACAGGCAGATATTGCAGGTACTGTACCAACTACCCGTACAATCAACGGTAAGCCGCTATCCTCTAACGTAGTACTATCTAACACAGACATTTCTGGTAGTGCATCAGCAGGTGCTAACTCAGATATTACCAGCCTAACCGGTTTAACAACTGCACTAAGTATTGCTCAGGGCGGTACAGGAAGTACTACCGCAGCAGGTGCAAGAACTTCATTGGGGTTAGGCACTGTAAGTACTTATAATATCGGTACATCAGGGGCAAGTGTACCAGTACTTAATGCAAGCAATACTTGGTCTGGTACTCAAAACCTTGATGGTTTAATTGTTGGTGCTGCAAGAACAGGATCAGTAGGGATAGAATTAGGTAGCCTTACAACCGCAGGTTCTGCATTTGTTGATTTTCATAGCTCTGGTTTTAATAATGATTACGATACACGGATTATTTCATCTGGTGGCGTTGAAGGTTCAAGTAATCAAGGCACACTTACTTTTTCTGCAAGTAAATTACAGTTTAATGGTACACCATCATTTAATACTGCTATTCCACTTACAAGTGGCGGAACAGGAAGTACTACAGCCGCAGGTGCATTAACTTCATTAGGTGCTGTAAGTACTGCAAGAAAAGTAAATGGCTACGCATTAAGTAGCGACATTGCATTAAATGCAGATGATGTTGCAGCGTTACCCAGTCGTGGAATTATCCCTGTAGGTACTGACCTGAATGATTTAGATGGAACGGTACAGGGTTATTATCAACAACCTCTAAATGCAAACGCAACGGCAGTATTAAACTATCCGGCTCAATATGCAGGTACATTAGTAGTACTGCAAAATTCAGCGACTCATATAAAGAGTTGTACGCAAATGTATTACCGCTATAACTCAAATGATTTATATACCCGTACCGGATATTCAAATGGTTCGGGTGTTATTTCATGGTCTGCATGGGGTATGTATACCTACACTGATATTAACGGTGTAAACAGTTCTATTAAGTCTCTTATCGGGCTAACAACACCGTTAGTACCAACAACCCGTACCGTAAATGGTAAAGCGTTAACAGGTAATATTGTATTAGCACAGGCAGATATTGCAGGAACAGTACCAACATCGTTAACTATTAATGGCAAGCCGTTGACAGGGAATGTAGTACTTACAAATACCGATGTTTCAGGAAGTGCATCCTCTGGGGCGAATAGTGATATTACAAGTCTAACAGGTCTTACTACTGCTCTCAGCATTGCACAGGGTGGTACTGGTAGCACTTCTGCAAGTGCAGCGTTGAGTTCGCTCGGCGGTATGCCTAAAACTGGCGGTACTTTCTCTGGTGCAGTGACAGTATCAAGTAACTTAGCTGTGACAGGTACGCTAAGCACAAGTAACAGTCTTATTCAGGATGGTGTAGTACAGACAACATATTGCCAAACTGCATTAAGTTCTGGTACGTCAGGCAATAAATCATATCTACGGAAATTCCGTGGTGGTACTGGTAATACAATATTTCATGAAACTGTACAGGGTGATAATTATCGTATTGCCTCTGGTACTTCTGATACAACAGATGCAATGACATTATCAGGTACTGGCGACCTTACTACATCACATCTGACAGTTACAGATAATGATGCATCCTTACCAGGTACTGGCAGTACTGTTTATGGTGGTCGATTAAAATCACTGTACACAGTAAATGGTGTTGAAAAAACATCCACTTATTTGCAATCAGTTAAACGTATTGAATGGGATTACTCTATAGCACGTCTATTTGTGAATCAGACAGGTGGTGGAACCGATACGGCACAATCACGATATTTTGACTTTATGTCCAACGGCAACGTGCAAATTCCGGGACGTATGTATATGGGTAGTCCGGCTGTTAGCTCGTGGTGGAACTCAGCACAGCCCCACTATGCCGCCTATTACACGGACACAGCGACAGACACTCCGGGTAACGGGGCTATAGCTGGCCTTTCCTGGGGATATCAGCATGGCGGGGGCTATAACCTGCGAACAATGTGGGGGAATGTCGGGAATGGTACGGTGAACTGGGGTAACACCGCAATGACCCAGTTTGGGGACAGCGGTTCTAAGATCCGCTACTGGTACTTCACTCCCGTTAATGGAGATCTTGTCACTTCAACATCTGGAGATGGGGGGTTTGCTGGTAACTATACTTTCCAGAAAGCAGCAACATCTGACGCAACATTGAAACATGATATTGAATATAACGATGGTAAACAATCTTACGATAATATCAAAATGTTAAAGCCTTGTACTTTCGTATATAACTTTGATGAGTTAAATCGGAAACGGCGAGGTATTATTGCACAAGATGCATTACGTGATATTGATAGTGAATACGTTAAATTAGTACCAGCGGCACCAGAATATGATGATGAAGGTAATCGTATTGATAAAGACGATACTTTAGCACTTGATAATAACGTTATAATGATGGATACGGCTATTGCTCTTAAAGTTGCGATTGAGAAAATAGAAGCAATGCAACAACAGTTTGAAGTACTTCAAACTGAACTTGCAGAACTAAAAGCACTAAATAAGTAAGAATAAACACTTTTAATAAAAATTCAGTGCCGGAAGGATTCGGTACTGAATATTAACTATGATAAGGAAATCATAATATGCCAATGAATATTTTTACAGGCACCAATCTAACTGTAGGTATTGGTACAGCAGGTGCTACCGTAGCAACTACTTTTACTTCTATTCCAGAAATTGCAGCTTTCCCAGGTACTGGTAGTTCTGCAACAGTAATCGATGTAGTTAGTTTTGATACGAGCGTAAACCGAAAACTGGTCGGCAGTAAAACAAACTCAGATGTAACATTACAAGTCAACTGGATTCCAGATAATGCTGTTCATCAGCAACTTGTTACCGCATTTGAAAACCAAACACGTATTCAACTGAAATTCAGCTATTTTACTGATGCTACTAAAACATCAGGTTCTTACGTCGTTTATAATGGCTATATCACTGAAAAGAAAATTGAAGGTGATCGCGATAAAGTAATTAACCTTACTATGAACTTTGCATGTGATGGTGCATTTGTAGCACAGGGAGTACTTCCATAATGGATATTCATACTCTTTTTGCTGCACTCAGACCCGAACTACATAAAGTTACTTTAAAGAACGGTGCAGAACTATATGTTCATCGTCCTGCTATCAGTAATTTCGAAAAGTGTACTGATGCTAAAAGTACTCTTCTCTATACCGTATCTAATGAAGATGGTGTACCCATTTTCTCTGATGTTGATGAAGATGGGAAAATTAATGTTAATCACATTGATGCTCTAATTGTCTCTGAAATTAACGGCGAAGTAATGAAGCTATGGCCTAAAGTAGAAGAACCACAGATTCAGGATCAGATCGAAAAAAAATAAGAAGCAATCCACGTTTGATGTTTACCCTGAAACTACTTAACAAACGTGGATTGAGTCCATCAGAACTGGAACTAATTGATCCAGAACTTTTCGAATATATGATGATTTACGATTCCAGTATTGAACCATCGGGTGCAAGATTTGAGCATATTAAGTACTCAAACCTTGCACATCTGATTTTAATGTCCAGTGGTAATTTAACCGAAGCAGGGATGAAGAAAGCCAGTGTAAACGATTGGGATATGTACGGGTTACTTTCTAATAAGACAGTACATGAACGTATTCAGGAACAGGATGATGCTGAACAAGCAAAACAACAATTACAAAATTCCGCAATGATGAATTTCATTACTGGCGGTAGTGGTACTGGGGGCTAAGGAATGGCACAGAATAATCAACAATTAGTTTTTAATATTAATGGTAATGCTACTGGCTTACAGCGTGCATTAGCTACTGCCGGAAATAGCCTTAACAGTTTCAGTACTCAAGCAGGCGGATCATTAGCGGGGCTTGCTGGTAATTTTGGTAGTTTAACCGGGCAAATCGGTACTATGAATACTGGGGTACTGGCTCTTGCAGGTGGTTTTGGTGCATTGACGGCAGTTGTTGCATCACAAGTAAATGCGGCAAGTGATTACGTTAAAGTACTGAATGATGCTTCATATAGTTCTGGAATGACCGTAGAGCAGCTACAGAAGCTACAAGGGGCTTTTGGTTCACTGAACATCGAATATGACAAGTTCAGTGATTTCAATAAGGATGCACTTGATCATATGGGTGATTTCTTCCGTGAGGGTAAGGGCGGTTTCGGTGATGACCTGAAAGCATGGGGTGTAAATCTTCAAGGCTTTACTAAGTACATGAATGATGCCGATGGCGGTATTAAGATGATCATCAAGACATTCTATGAACTGCAAAAAGCAGGTAAGTCGAATGCAGAAATGGTTAACTCCCTCGAATCTATTGCCAGCGACTCCAGTAAACTCATTCCAGTACTTAAACAGTACAAATCAGAAGTTGAAGCCATCGCTGCTATTGAGAAACAGCATGTAGGTATTACTACCGATACAGCACAAGCATATGCACTGTATCAGCAAAATATTGCTCAGTTAGATCGTAACTTTCAGGAGTTCAGAGTTAATGCTCTACTACCAGTGATTGAGGCATTGAACGAGTTACGTAACATTTTTGCAGGTGATTGGAATTTTCCTTCATTTGATCAGATGGGTGCAAACCTAAAGCGTTTTGCATATGACTTTGCATCATTAGGTAATCATCATGCATTACCGGATTCATGGGGGCATGGGCAGTATTCAAACAGTGCTATGCCACAGTCAGAATCGAATAAACCGGGCATCACTAAACCCTATGTTCTACGTGATCCAGACGGTGAGAAGAAAGCAGCAGATGCCGCTAAAGCGTTAGCTCAGAAGCAGGTACAGGCACGTATAAATCTGAATCAGGTAATGTCACAGTTAGGACGTAATGAAGCGGAAACACGAGTACTTCAATATAACTACTCTCAGAACGAGTTACATAAAAAGATGGAGGAGTCCTTAAGTACTCTGAGTCTGAATGAATCGCAGAAAAATAATATAGTTAGTCGTTATGAACAGGCAAGGCTTGAAGGTTCTAAACGTATTATTACAGAAATGTTGGAAGCAAGCGATCCTAAGCAATTGAGTGAAAATCTTGCAGCACTTAGTATCGGTAACGTACAGAACATTACGCCAGAACATATCCAGAAGATGCTTTCTGCACAGGATGTACGTTCAGGACTACATGATCCCAATAATGTATTTGGTAATCAGGTTGATATTAAAGCACAGCAGGATGAACTATATAAGCAACGTGATTTTGAAATTCAGATTGATCAGCAGCTATACGCAGATAAGTTAATCTCAAAAGAACAATTTGAAAAGCGTAAGGCTGAACTAACAGTACGGTACAATAATAAAGCCGCAGCAGTAGAACGCCAGAACAGCCAGTTACAGATACAGACATTTGCAGATACAGCAACCAGTATCGGTACTATGCTCGAAGGTGTTGCAGGGAAGGGTAATAAAGCGGCTCAGGCGGCGTTTATCGTTGGTAAGTCGATTAGTATTGCCAATATCGTTATGAAGATTCAGGAAGCTCTTGCAAATGCTATGGCTACGCCGTGGCCTGCTAACTTTGCCAACTATGCACAAGTAGCAAGTTTAGGGGCATCCATTATCAGTACTGCACGTGGTACACAGATTCAGGGTCAGGCTCACAGTGGTATTGATTCAGTACCTAAACTGGGTGGACGTGATGAAAGCACATGGGTACTTAAAGCGGGTGAACGTGTAGTTAACAATAATACCAACCGTGATTTAACTCAATTCCTGAAACAGCAAGATAAGCCAGATAATAGCGGTACTGGTCAGACAGTAATTAATGCACCGTTAGTAGTTAATGGTGGTGGTCAGATTACCGATCAGCAATTCCAATCGATGTTGAAAAAACATTCTAATAACGTCATGCAGGCAGTACGAGCAGCACAGACACGTAATACCTAATATAAAAAAGCCAGCATTTAGCTGGCTTTTTTGTGTCCTGGATTCAGATAAATACTGTAAATCCAGGAGAATTTAAAATGGCTTTATTTACGAACAATATAAAAATAAGTGACTTCAAGTTACAAAATATTGAACCAGCTTACTCTAATAAAAGTTGGGCGGGAACACAGAACCGACGCAGTACAGGTATTCAGTACTATCAGATTTCATTCAATCTTCAATTCAATCAGGCAGACAGAAAAGAAGTACTAAATTTCATTGCTCAGTACTCACAGGGTAGACCATTTACTTCCGATTTAGGTTATTTCAGCCAGTATGCAGGTAATCAAATTGGTACAGTATCAAGTACTGCAACCGTTACTAAGGGAGCTACGGCAATTCCCTGTAATGCTAATGTACTGGAAGTCGGTACATTAGTTACCTTCCAGAACAGTACTAAAATTCATCGTATTATTGCCAATACAGGAACTTCTATTACCGTATTCCCGGCGTTACGTCAGAACGTACAGGCAGGTGAAGTTATCCGTTATCAGGGTATTAGTGGTTCATTCATTATTGATGTTGATTGCGATCTTAATTTGCCATCGACAAATATTATGTCTCTGCAAGTAAAAGCAACGGAGGCATTATAATGAACTCATCAGTATTCACAAACCCGGCTCTGTTGCAGTATTGGAACCTTACAAGAGGTGGTAATAAATCCCAATTATCAGTATCAGAAGTAATGCAATTAGGTGTAACGGTTAAGTGTGTTGATATCTATCCAGTACAAGGATCAGGCGTACAGGCACTACATCTTAATGATGGTTATATTGACCTGAATATTTCAGGCAACCTATACACCAGTTTTCCAGACTTTATTAATGATTCGTTTGGTTCTTTCACTGAACAGAAAGATATAAGTAATGAGTCGTTATCTTTCAAGGTCAGTAATGTTAATCAGTCGTTTCAGGCACTCGCATTATCTGGAGGATTGAAAAACGCTCAAGTTAATCTATGGCTAACGATACTTAACCCGGCAAACGCTACAGTACTTGATAATTCATTAATGTTTAGTGGTTACATCGACTACTTTGAATCTATTTCGAACAATGACGATATCAAGAATGAACTTACTGTTCACGTTAACAGTATCTGGAAGAAGCTGAACGTACAGCAACGTACATTAGCCGCTAACTCAGTACATCAAAGTACACATAAAAATGATGCTATTTTTTCACTATTGGGGAAGATCAATTCTCAGCAAACATGGAAGTATAAAAAATGAGAAACAATATAATTAAAATTCATAACATCGCACAGAACTGTATTAGTACTGAATTCGAATTAGGCCAGAATGATTGTAATATTCTTGTACTTAAGATTATTGATCAAGTATGCGGTACTAATTATACCGATCTGGCTATTGGCAAATACAAGACCATCAAAGCAGGTCAGAAGCTATTCACTAAACACGAATTAGGTTCATTAGAAGATATCTGTAAACAACACGGTGTACAGGTAGAAACGCCTGTATTCGGTGACATTATGGTTAACGGTATTCACGGTTCTGTAGTACTCGATGGTAAGTACATTGCACTAAACAATGACAGTACTGGGTTCAATGTTGCAGTACTACCCTGGCTACACAACTGGAAGTTCTACCGGATCACTCCTACGGAAGGGGGTGAATAATGGGCGGTAAAATTTCAGGTGCTGGGTTAGTCGGTGCATTAATCACGGCAGTAGCGGTAGCGGCATCAGTATATACTGGCGGTGCGTCATTAACCGCTGCGGCGGCCTGGGGTGCTGGAGCTGGTGCCGCCTCCCTTATTAGTACTTCAATGTTGTCTCAGATGCCCGGTATTACCTCACATACTGACAGTGCAACAACCCTAAGCCGAAGTACTTCACCACAAACGGGCATACCTATCTTGTACGGTGAAAAGGTAAAGTGTGGAAGCATCATTAACTGGTACAACGTACAGAACAATTCAAGCCAGTACTTGTTTACCAGCCATGCCCTGGCGATGGGAGAGATCAACAAGATTAGCCAAATCTGGATCGACGATGAACCAGTACTGACGAGTCCGATCACATCTGAGGGAGTAGTAGCAAGTGGTTTGATTGACGCAAAGTACCGCGATCTTCTGCAATTAGAGATTTATTTCGGCAAGCCTAATTACACGGCGGGTAAAGTATTAGCGGGTACTTATGGTGGTTCTCAATGGAATAACAGTACTTTCAAAGGTAATGGGATCGTACAGGTTTATACTGTTATCAAGAAAACACAGAAGTCATTAGAAGATAACTTACTGGTCAATGATAATTATGTACTAACTGCTGAATGTTCTGGTAAGAAAATATACGATCTCACAACCAGTACTACAATTGTCAGTAATAATCCAGTTAACCAATTATACGATTACATAACCAATACTGAATACGGCCTTGCCGTAAGTCCAGGTAATATTGACCTTGCATCATTCCAGACGGCAGCACAGTACTGTAAGCAGTACGCAATGTTCAGTAATGGAGCAATCAATTATCAGGATACCTATAAGTCAAACATTGAAAAAATGTTGATGACATTCGGCGGTATTACAAGTATTCATTTCGGTAAATTATATCTAACGGTAGATATTCCGGCATTGTCAGTACAGACATTTGATGAAAGTACTATATTCGGTGAATTTACCAGTACTACAACGGGTATCAGTGACTACTTTAATACTATCGATGCAACATGGAAGAATACAACTAATAATTATTCAGATGATATTCTACGCATTCCTTCTGACATTGCAGCAAGTGATGTACTAACCAGTGACGGACTGATTATTACAAAGGCTCTTGATTATTCATGGGTGTATGACAAGTCTCAGGTAGAACATCTAATTAATATTGAATTACTTAAAGGTAAGTACTCGCACAATACAATCAGTTTCAATACTGACGAAGGATGGTCTCTAAAAGTATGGGATGTGATTACCATTAATTTTCCAGAACATGGTTACAGTAACAAGCTATTCAGAATCATCGGTAAATCGATCAGTACTAACACCGATAGTATCGGCATGGTCCAGTTGCAATGTGTTGAGTACTTCCAGGGTATCTATGAAGGTGTAGACGTTCCTATGTATGGCTGGGAAGGTACGTTACCGTCACCAGTTGCAGTACAGCCGCCGTCTAACCTAACCGTTGTTAAGAAGGGTGCAACCAATCAGGGGCAAACCGTAGTACTAACCTGGTCAGCCAGTATCGATCAGTATCTGCGTGGTTACAACGTCTATTACCGTCAGACAGGTACTCAAACGTGGACGTATGGCGGGAGTACTAACCAGTATGTACAGTCCTACGAGCTATACGGCCTCACAGCAGGCGTTCAGTATGATTTTGCCGTAGCAGCCTATAACAACTTAGGGATCGTGTCAGACAAGGTTTCACAGAACGGTGTAGTACCTGATTTCGCGTTTACCCTGCCTGCTATTACTGGCCTGAATCTGATCAACCGTGGCAGTACTGCAACTACTACCGATGCACTCGATTTCATCATTGGATGGGATGATCAGTCATATGTAAATGTGAACGGTAAGAAGTTCAGCGAGTACTTCAACAAGTACGAAATCATCATCTACGATACCGGGATGGTTAAGAAGCGTTCGTACTTCATCCAAGCTAACCAGTTCACGTACACCTATGCAATGAACAAGCTGGATACTCTCAGCCGTACACGTACTTTCGGCGTGGTGGCATGGGGTCATAACAGCAGTATATATAGTGCAGAAGCTCGTATCACGGTAACTAACCCACAATGCCCGGCTTTAACTGGTTTTACAGCAAATGCTGGTTATCAGTCGATATTCGTTCAGTACGATAACCCAGAAGCAGGGGCTACTGACTTTGCCGGGGTAAACGTTCAGGTAGCTACAAACAGTACTTTCACACAGAACCTTAAAACGTTTGGTACTAACAGTCCGTTTATGCACAGTTTCCCAGTACCTGATAATAAGTACTATGTACGTGCGGGGGCTTATGACCTATTTGATCAATCTGGGATTATCTATACGTCAGGTGTGTATGTAGATCTGCAATCAAAGGTTAACTGGTCTGCACAGGATGAACAGTCACTAAATGATTTTCTACATTTGGACGGAAAGATCAGTACTGCTATCAGTGATGCAGTTACACAGGCTAACGCGAACACCACTACTAAGATCTGTGCATCTGAAACTAAAACGACAAAGTTGATTACAGATGGTGATAATGCCAACGCTACAGCAATCACAAACCTAACCAGCAAGACAGCAAGTGATATCAGTGCAGCAGTAACTACTTTGAACCAGACCATCACTACTAAAGATTCTGCACAGACCGCAGCATTAAATGCACAGGTAAGCAGCATTAATAGTAACATCACGGCTCAGGTAGCTACGCTTAACAATACCATTACGACTAAAGACACCGCTCAAAGTACAGCATTGTCTCAGGCTAAATCTGAATTAAACGGTAATATCAGTTCTGTCAGTACTGCAATGACTACCAATATTGATGCGTTGAAAAACACTGTTAATAGTCATTATGAGTTAAAAGTTAATGCAAATGGTACTATTGCAGGTATGGGTATCTATGCAGATGCAAATACCAAAGCAAGTGCTGTTTATTTTGTGGCTGATGATTTCAAGATCATTACTGCTAAAACTTCCAGTAATGTCAGTAGTCCGTTTATTCCATTTGCAGTACAGAATAACAGGGTATACATCAACTCAGCTATGATTGCTAATGCCAGTATAGGGCAGGCGATGATTGCCGATGCGAGTATCAGTACCGCTAAAATACAGGACGGTAGTATTAACAACGCAAAAATTGGTAATCAGATTAGTTCTAACAACTGGAATGACGCATGGCCTTCTGATGGTGGTCAGGGATGGTGTATTCGTAAGGATGGTACAAGCTATTTCAATAATGGTTATTTCAGGGGGAGTGTTTTTGCAGAGAATGGTTACTTCAAAGGCGACGTTTACGCAGAGAACGGCTATTTCAAAGGTACTGTATATGCATCAGGCGGTACATTCACTAATGGTAGTTTCGTTAATTGTACCATTGATAATCTGAAAGCAAACAGCATTCAGGGTGATATTATGCGTATGTTTCTGTTAGGGGCAGGTGGTATAACAATCCCAGCAGAACCACAGTTTGCCCGCGTACTGACGATTCCTTGTATCCCTGTAACTGTAAAGGGAGGATATGATGGTACTTTTACCCCTCCTCGTGAAACAACCAATACACGTACTGTTAGCGTATATGCGAATGGGAGTATATTAGGAGGTGCAAATATATCTGCCAGAGGTTTGGAAAGCGATATTAGTGTTGCTTCCGTATCAATGACAGTTCCAGCAGGCGTAGCGGTAACACTAACAATCCAATTACGGTCAAATGGAAATTTAATTACTTATAACGGGCCTGATTTAACGGTTATGGTAGGGAGAGCGTAATATGATAACAGGAACATTTCAGCCGGGGGCAACTCCGGCTAATGCAGTGCGAGTAATCAATCAGCAAGGGCAAGCATTCATTACATCGTTTCAGTCAGAGCTAACTAAACGATGCCGGGCATTAGCTAAACAGGTACAGGATGATATTAATAATACAGTAGATGGTGGAGCAGTAGCTTTTACCAAACGAGCGATCTTCTTCAACTTCATTCAGCATGGTAATGGAACCAGAACGAACCAGATCATAGTACGTGGTCAACAGGCTGCATATCTGCGTTCAGTACTGACAAATGATCCTACGTTGTTCAATAAGATAGTGCCAACAGCCAACGCCAGATTAACGGCTCAGGGTAACATTAGTGCATTGCATAATCAGATGGGGAAGAAGTACAAGGTTGTTGAGCAGAACGGTAAGCGGTACTTGATTGATAACAGCCAGAAGAAAAAGAAACGCAGCAAGCGAATCATTGGTAAGTACGAGAGGAAGAAACGCAAAATGATTTACGATTTCTTCAATCAAGTTGAACAGAAAGCAATCCTTACCCTAAATACTATGCGGGGTCAATTTACATTAAGGATAAGCTAATGCAACAGCCATACGATGAAGAAACAACAAAGAATATCAAACTGAATGATCATGAAGTACTGATGTGTAATATCCCATTCAATCAATCTTTACTTGATGCAAAGTACTTTAAAGATTATGGCCTGGATGTAATGGGTTTTGACTGTATGAATATTGCATTTAAGGATGGTGATGTACCAGTACTAAGTAAGGGGGATCAGGCAGAATGGCAGTATTATGACGAGAAATATAAAGTACAGGTTATCGATTCTTATAAACTATTTGTGAAAGGTATTAAAGTATATTTGTTTCTTGTTCAGTTAAAAGAGACGTTTTTAGAAGAATGAAAATAAATACCCTGTATCAATTAATTTATGGGGTAATTTATGAAGAAATCTAAAATTGAATATGGAATTTGGGCAGTAGCAGTAATAGCACTTGCAGCATTATATTGTTTTGCAGGTTTGCCGCTATGGGTAGTAATAGTACTGTCAATTATATTAGGATAGGGAAATGGTAATATCTACAACAGTAATCGGTTGTACCAGTGCTGTAATTGCACTGGGTGGGTTTTTATTCACAAGATACAGAGAGTATAAAATGGATTCTACTTTACTGTACAAGCGAATTTCAGATCTTGAAGCAGAACAACGATTATTAAAACAACAAATAGATTCGATGAGTAAAGATCAGGTACTCTTTGAAACAGAACTAAAATCAGTACAAAATCGTTTACTGGATATCGATGTGAAATTATCCCGTATTCTGACATTACTTGAAGTTAAAAATGAGAAACACTAAAGCCAGCATTACGCTGGCTTATTTCGTACTTACTTTTTAGTTACCCAGTTAATCAGATAATCAACGCGGTTAGGTGTTTGTCGATATAGTTTACTATCGCGTAGTTCAGCTAATGCCGTTGCATAGTTCTGATTCTGTAGGGCGTAGATACAGCGTTTAAATTTACTGAATCCTTTTAATCCTAACTGGAATACCAGTACCGTTACCATTGCATACCAGCGACCATCTGGACGTAGACCTAATTCTAATGAATCAGTACCTTTCACTGCTTTCTGATAATCCAGTACTAAAAGTTGTTCGGCCTGTAGTTCTGTAATGCCATTAACGAAATGTTCTCTTTCTTCTGGCAGTACTAAATGACCGAATCCGATAGTTTCATATCCTAATGAGTCTTTATAAATTCTGAACTTGCCGTTTCTGAAACAACCTAATTTTTCTTGATATTGTTTAGTACCTTCAAGACTCTTGATGATCTGTAGTACTTCATCCTGTTTTACACTCATTTTTAATAATCCTTAATAAATAATTGATAACGTATTTATCAAGGAAGATAAGAAAATGACTAATAATAATGAGTGGCAGATGTGGTACAGGGATGAAGAATTTATCCCAGAAGAAACAGCGTGTTTTGTCTATATAATTCAATTTACCGATTCGGATGAATTTTATATTGGGCAAAAGAGAGTATGGAAAGGTATTAAAAATATCTTAGAAATTAAATCAGACAGTAAACAAAGCAACTGGGAAGAATATTGTAGTAGCAGTAAGACAGTTAAAGACAAGATTGAAGCGGGTGAACCGTATCGTAAACGTATTCTGGCATGTTATCCAACATACGCCGAAGCACTTCACTGTGAATCTGCACTGATCTGTATGCTTTGTGGGGAGTGGGGAGGTCTGAACAAAGCATTAATGGCTAAGTTCAAGTTTACAGGTCGAATGAATAAAGAACATATGCAGAAGGTTAGAGAACTACTGGAAGATTTAACATGAAAGGATTGATTGAGTACTTAAAGCGTTTTCTAACACGTTCTAACGTATCCAGTACTGATTCTGATGCTGGTAGCACTAAGAGTACCGATAGTCTATCAGACGTTAGCTGGAAGCATCACATTGCGTATGTGTTCGTGTTTATCGTGATTTATAACTTCATCATTATTCCAGTACTGGCATTGTTCGGTGTAATACTTCCACCAGTACCATTAGGTGAGGTTTGGAAGCTCTTAGGCGTGATCATTACTGGTAGTTAAAAACACTAAGGCAAGCAATATATTATTATCTTGCCTTAGTTATTATTTCTATCAAAGTACTACCAGAATTTTAATTTCTTGAGAAGTTTTGAACCCGCTGCAACCAACGTTGCTGCAACAACTTCAATAACTTCACCTTTCACTGAATCCCAGGCTTCTCCAGCCCATTCTTTAACAGAGTCCCACACGCCTTTTTCCGCTTTTTCTGCCATGTTTTCTGTTTTTACGTTTTCTCCTGCCTCTCTGTAAAATGCGTACTTTTTTTCATTAGGGATAATATCTATGATCAATTCCATAGCTTCCGAAATGTTAAAGTTCTTTTTAGATGAAGTTGCAATTATATTTTTAGTGGGTATTTCAAAAGCATGGCTAATTTCTATTATTTTTTGGTTCATGCTCAAAAGTTGATCGCCGGTTGGTGTGTTTTCTTTCTTATCCCAATATCTTTCGCCTTCATCGTCTTCCATTGGTTCAATTTTTTCTATTGCACTGATTGCGAATATAACAGGGCAAGTCTTAAGGTTTGGTACTAAGATATCTTGATAAGCCTTTTGGGATTCAGCGTATTGCCTTTCGTCAGATTTAATAACCCATACTACAACATCTAATTCTTTTACTTTTTCTTGATAAAGTTTGAGATATTCTTCGTTCCTTGCTACTGTTTCGGCGATTCCGGGGAAGTCAAAAATAATTACTCCACCTTCTTCATTATCACTCGGCTTTAGAGGGATTTCTTGAATTTCTCTTGTACCAGCCTTTACATGACTAATTTTTGCTATATCACGTCCAAATAAGGCATTGCAGAGAGTGGACTTTCCAACGCCAGTTGAACCCCAAATGCCGATTTTGGGCGTATAGCCTTTCACTTCCTTAATTTTAGCTTCTATAGCTTTACGAATTTTTTCTTTACTGGTTTCTTTTTGAATATCAATCGTTTCCAT